TGCGCACGGTGTACTCGGGCGCGGTACTGATGGCGGTACGCGTGTCCGGCGGCGCCGTCGAGATCGATGGTGCGGGCGGCGCCGGCGGCGGCGGCGCCGGCGGCGGCGGCGCCACCGGCGGCAGGGCGGGCGGCAGGCCGCCGCCGGGGATGATGGCGGGGATGCTGCCGCCAGCATCAGGGCCGGGCGGCGGCGGGAATGGCCCGCCCTGCGCCAGCTGCGGCCCCGGAGGCGGCGGGACGTCCTGTGGAGGCGGCTGCGTCACTTGCTGGCGCTGTTGCACGGTATCGCCGACAGACTGCCCCAGCGGCCCCTGCAGGGCGCCTGTGACCGGCGGCATGTCGCTCATGACGTCGCCGGTGCGGTTGGAGGCGGTGGCGCCAAACGAGGGCGGCGCGCGGGTCATGCCGGTGACGTCACTGAGGCGCTGCTCCTGCGCGGTGTCGGCAGGCGTCAGCGGCGTGTCGGCGGTGCGCGAGGCGAGGATGGCGGCGGCGTTGTCGCGCGGATTGCCTCCGCCACTGCCGGGCATGTTGTAGTAGGCCATGATCTTGTTAGCGGCAGCCTGCGGGCCGAGGCCACCGGCGTTGTTGACCGCCAAATTGTAATTCGGGGCGTTGCCGCTGCCGGACAGCATCTTGGCCGCCGTTCCCGCGCCCTGTTGGTGCGCCAGCGCCAGCTCGCCCGGAGACGGCGGTCTGCCGAGGGCCTTCTCCAGCACGGCGGCATTGTCGTCGGTGAGGCGGTTTGCAGCGGTGATCGATGAAGGAATGTCAGTGCGCCGGTCGCCGTCCGGCCCCAGCAGCCCGTACTGCCGACCCGTGCTGCGGATGAATTGAAACGGCCCCGCCGCGCCGGTGGGCGACACCTCATTGGCGCTTTTCGCCTCCTTGCCAGCGAGGTGGCCAAGGTAGGCCTGCCGCTCAGGCGGCAGCCCGCTGGCCGCCAGATACGGTGCCAGATAGGCGGGCGGCGGGCGGAACCCGGCCACCGCCACCGGCGGCACCGCCGCGGGAGCCGCGGCGCTGGCATCAGCCACGTCCTCGGTAGGCGGCACGGACGCGGGCAGATCCGATCGCGGACCCGTGGTGGCCACCGGCGGCACCGGCGCCGCAGCCGATGGCGGTGGCGATGAGAGTACGGCTGCTGCGCCGGTCTCCGACGCTGCCGCCGTCTCGGCGGCCTGCCGCTCCAGTGCCTTGGCCATGGAGTTTTCACCGTAAGCCTCGCCGATCGCCGCCAGCCCCTCACCGAATGTCTTGGGGAACTTGCGCTGCCGCATCAGCATCGCCAGCGCGATCTTCTGGCGCATTTCCTTCGCGCTGTATGACGTGGGGGTGCCCGAGGGGGCAAACAGCCCGCTCCCGGTCAAGCCCGCCAGCATGCCGCTGCTCCACGATGTGTCGCTCATTTAAGCCGCCCTCAAAATGCCGCCCATCACACGCCCGACGTCAATGTGCTTGACGCCGCCGATAGTCTTGACCGCGCCGCGATCGATCTTCTCCACGTCTTGCGCCATCGGTCCGACGTGCCGCGCGTCCTCGCCCTTGTACGACCACTCCGAGATCGGCAGCTTCTTGCGCTTGCCGTCTTCACCGGCGGCAAACACCGTCCCCATCGGGATGATGTTTTCCTTGGACCGCTCGTCGGATTTCATGACGCCCGCGCCAAGGCCGAGCAGGCCGCCCATGGTCGCGTTCCAGCTGTTCATCGCAGTCTGGTAGTTTTGCTGGTTCTGCGCAAAATTCTGATTGATGAGCCCGCCAATGTCGGTGGTCTGGATCTGCGAGCCCGGCGTATTGACGAAATTAGGCGATGACACCTGTGACTGGCCGAGCAGCGCGCTGATCTCGTTAATCGGCTGGTTGCGGTTGGCGTACTGCTCCTGCAGGTAGGAATTACGCCCCGCCTGATCGGCGTTGAAGCGTGACTGCAGCTGGTTCATGTACTGGGCGGACGCGGAATTGTAGAAACCCGACGCCGCCGCGTTCTGTGAGTTTCGCTGCGCCTGCGCGGCGTTGGCGAACGACCCGGCGCCGAGGTTCTGCGTATACTGCTGCTGCTGCGCGGCGTTCTGGAAGCCCGCGCGCTGGGCCGCCATGTCCATCATGCGCTGCTGCTCTTGGCCGCCCTGTGCGGTCACCGCGAGGCGGGCGTCGTTCGACTGCCGGTTATAGTCGTCCATCGCCGAGGTGTAGGCCTGACTGCCGTAGCGGATACCCTGATCGGCGAGCCGCTGCTCGATCGCGGAGCGGTCCTTCGCCAGCTGCGGGTTGAGGCGTCCGTACAGGCTCTCCTCGACGCGCGAGCGATCGGCGCTGAAATTGTCCGCCGGACCGTAGTCCTTGGTGATCGCTCCCGCGTCGCCGAGTTGGCTCTGGATATTCCCACCCATGTCATAGCTGAAGTAGGGGGCAGGTGCATTTCCAAGTGTGCTGGCGTTGCCTGCCGCGGGCGCGCCCGACAGGTTAACGCTCCCTGACAGGTAGTTCTTCATTGAGGAAGACTGGTTTTGCGAGATTTCGGCGAGGTTCTGCTGCGCAGCATCCCGCGTGGCCTGCAGGTTTTGCTGCGTCGGCGTCTGGGTCTGCGTCGCCGTGAAGCGCGGGATGTTGTAGGTCGAGTTGGTGGTGGGATCGGTCCAGCTGTAGCTGCCGGTCTGGTCGTAGGTCAGATTGCCGTTTGGCGTGATCTGGTTGACGTTGTTGAGGAACGCGTTGGCGACGCCAGTCCCGACATTGGTGCCGGTCTGCGCGGCGGCGGTCGCGTAGGGGTTGGGCGGCTGTGGTGCATCTGGCTTGCTAATGGGAGCCTCCTATCGCATGCCCGGCATCGGGGGTTGCGGCATCGGCGGTCGCGGCTGTTGCATCGGGGCGCCTGCTGGCGCGCCTGCCATCTGCGGCGGCGGAGGCGACATGATGCCGCCGAGGGCGCCCGCCATCATCGGCGGCTGCTGCATCGCGCCGGGCGGCATGCCCTGTGGCGGCATGCCCTGCTGCGGCGGCATTGGCGCCGACTGCGGCGTTGCCCCGCCGGATGGCATGCCCTGCGGCGGCATGCCTTGCGGAGGCATGCCTTGCGGCGGCTGCATCTGCGGCGGTGGGGCGGCGATCTGCATCAGCGCCTGCGTGATGGCGTCACGCTGGCCGTTCTGGGCGGGGTCAAGATAGGGTGTGGGCATCAGGCTGCTTCCTTCTGGTCTGCTTTAGCCGGTCGATGCCGGTTAGCGTTGTAGCGGCTTTGCTCCCAATCTTCCACGGTCAAGGTGGCGACGACGCCGTCGCGGTTCCGACCGCCGAGCCGCTCGATCCTGTGGAAGGTGAAGCCGACCGCGGCGGAGATCCGCAGCACCGGCTCGTTGTCGGCCATCGTGGTTTTTATCAACATCTGACAGCCAACTTGGTAGAACGGGTAGTCGTACATGATCTGGATGGTCCGCCGCGACAGCCAGTAGGTGCCGGGAATGGCGGCGCCGCTCATCTCGATCGTCCCCGTCTCGGGGCACCAGTTGCGGTAGACCAGCCCGCCGATCAGATAGCCGTCGTGGTCGAGAACGCCGATCGTCGAGCAGGCGCCGAAGCCCCTCTCTCTACACTCAGGTATGAGCGAGGCCACGAACGGCGCGACGATGTCGGTCTTGTCGAAGACGTACCCGAGCATAATAGCTTAAACCCTATTTACATCGCCACGCCGGGGGATTAAGATCCCGGCATGAACATCACCATGAAACTTATCCTTGCCGCTGTCGCGCTTTTTGTCGCGACGCCTTCCGTTGCCGCCGACCTCAGCCTGCCGCCGACGAAGGCGCAGCTGAAAGACATCGACAAACTTGCCGGAGCGTATTGGAGGTGCCGCGACTATGTTGTCGAACCCTTTACCGATCCGGCGTACGAGCCGGACAACCGAGAGGCTAAAAAAGCCTGCGATCTTCGCGACAGACTGGCGAACAAGCTGGAGAGGCAGGGGTTCTGCCTCTACAAGAGCTACAACGTCGGGCGGCCCGGCAAAAACCGCGGGGATTGTAACGACCTGCCTGATCATTGAGGCCACTTCATCATCCTGCTGTACCAATCCTGAATTTCCTGAGCGGCGGTGGGTCCGGCATAGCTGTTTTTTATGTCCTTTCGGAAGAAACGCTCGCCCTCTATTGGCGATTTCCATGTCTCCGTTGATTTCGTCGCTGCGTAATCCGCAGTCTTTTTACTCGCCCAGTCAGTCGCGCCCTGCGATATGTTCGTGCCGCCAACCGCGCGGCCTATCTCGCCGTAAATTCGCCCCAGCAATTCCGGGTTGTTCTTTAGATCGCGCGTCCATTTGGCATAGTCATTCTTGTAGTCCGAAAATTGAGGGAAGTAGTCGTCCCGTAGAGGGTTTACTTTTGTGCTGGTTCGCGCTGCAGTCCGGTTGAGCATGGCCTCGGCAATGGCCGTACGGGCTTGGGGGTCGCCTGTCGCTTCCAGATACATCCTGACCGCCATGTCGTACATTTTAGCGGGGTCATTGGCGAGTTCAGAGGCGTAGGGCGCGCGAGCATCCCGCCACTGATTGGGGCCTTGCTGTTGGACCCAGTAGGATTTGGGGTCGGCGATATTTGCCCCGGCTGGCGCGTCCCACGGGTTATCTCGGAAATTACCGTACCCGCCGTAGCCATCGCCGTAGCCGCTGTCGCCTATGCCGGTAGGCTGGCCATAGGGACTGTCGTCACTTTGCCCCAGCACGCCATGAGCTCCGTAATTTGTGTCCCATCCCCCGCCAGCCTGAAAGAAGTTCTGATCAGGCGCGTAGCCATACCTGTCGAGGTGCGACTGCACATAATCCTGCTGCCGGTCAGTGAGGTAGCCGTAATACGCCTGAGCGCCTTCGCCGAGCGGATCGACGCTCGGGGTGGCGGGGTTCTGCGCCAGCAAACCGTTGGGTCCGTAATACTTGTCCCAGTCCCCGCCAGCCTGAAAGAAGTTCTGCGCGGGCGCGTAGCCGTAGCGTTCGAGGTGCGACTGCACGTAGTTTTGCTGGACCGGGCTCAAATTGCCCCAGCCAGCCACCAGTTGCGAGCCTGAGCCCTGCGGGTTGGCGTTCGGGTCGGCGGCGCTACCCGGCTGGCCGTAGTCGTTGTATGGCGTCGTGCCGGTGTCGAACACGGTCTTGTTGGGATTGAGCGAGCCTTGAGGCCCGTAATACTGGTCCCAACCCCCGCCGGGGTTGAAAAAGCCCGCCTCGGGCGTGTAGCCGTAGGCGCTCTTGTGGGCTTGGATATAATTTTGCTGCTGGTCGTTGAGGCCCGTCCAAGACGATGGGTCGTCATAACCGCCGACGCCGGGCTGGTTGTAGGTATTGACGCCGCTGGTCCCGGTGTCGAACACGCTGCCGCCGCCGCCGAGCGACGAGCCGCTGTAGGAGCTTAGGTTACCTCGATTGCCGGGGCTGTAGGTGCCGGGGTCTGCGGCGGTGCCAAACGACGGGGACAGCGAGTTGGTCAGGTTCTGATAATACGGCGTCCCGAACCCGCCGGGGCCGTATGGCGTAGTGTGGTTGTAATCGAATAGCGGGCCGTTCAGGGCGTCGTTCGATTGCTGGTTCCACGACGCTATCTGGTTGTTCTGGTTGTTAAGCCACGCTGACGTGCTGGCGTTTGTCCATTGGTCTGTCATTACGGTCCCCTCTACACGACGACGCCGTCGCGCTCGAAGGTTGCGGCGACGTTGATAAGATCCACTTCCGGCTTGGCCTGCTGCGCCACCGTCACTTGTACGATCGGCGCGTGGGAAAAGCCGGTGAGGCCGATCGAGACCCACCCGGTGTTGCGCACCACCGGCTTGCCGGGCGTGGGCTGGTCCCACTGCGCGTAGGCGGCGCGCTCCGCCGGTGTCGACACCGGCGACGGCGTCGGCTGCACGGCGGACAGCGTCCAGTGCGTCGGGTTCGCCGTGCGGTAGGCTGCAAAGGTACCGCTGGCCGGGCTGGTGTGCGCCACCGCGCAATCGTAGTTGCCCTGCGTCAGGCCGTCATAGGCCTTGTTGCCAACAGTGTAGGCGTGCGCCCACAGCCACAGCGGATTGAACTTGCTGACGTTCGGCCCCCACAGCCCCTGATCCCATAGATCGAGCACGCCGGGGTCGAGGCCCGCCAGCGGCGGCTGCGGCAGCACCACGACGTAGTCGGTGGTCGCCGACAGCTGCGGCTGGAACGGCTCGCCAGCGCGGGCGGAGAACGAGGCCCGCGCCTGCCGCCATGTCACGGTCTGCGACGGCGAATGAAACATTTCCCATCCGCCCACCAGCGTCGCTACATACGGCGCGCCGTTGTCGTAGCCGGTGCGGTCGGCCTGCATGATGGCACCCAGTTGCGTGCCGAAGAACATGTCACCGCGCATGCGGATGAAGCACATCACATCCCAGCCGGTGTAGCGCGCGTGGGCGCCGGTGGCGGCGTTGGTGGCGAGGCAGAGCTGCTTGCCGGTATTGCCGCCGGGGAACGTCGTGAATATCGCGCCGTATTCATCCCACTTGCACATCGTCCACGGGTGCTCGCGCTTGTCGAGCACATGCTCGCGCCACATCGGCTTGATGGCGCGCGTCACCGCCGCCAGCTCCAGCTCGGTGCGGGTCTTGGTGATGGCGCCGGAGAGCGGGACGATCCCATCGACGGTGGCGATCAGCACGTCGCCGCCGACCGCCAAGTGCGCGTTCATACCGAGCGGCGGGCTCACCTCGTAGCGCCCCTCCTGCCGCCAGCTGGCGGCGACCGAGGGGTCGCTGCCGGTGAAGATCAGCAGCTCACCCAAATCAGTCATGAACACGATCTTGTCGTCGATGCCGTCGCCTGCGTCGATCGACCACGAAAAGCAGGCGAGCAGCTTGCCGCCCTTGGTCGCAGCGCCCGACAGCGGGATCATCGCCAGCGCGCCGCCTACCGCGTTGAGCGGCAGATACCACGCGTTCATCGAGCCGTTCTCAACAAAGAAGTAGCGGTTGCGATACTTGCAGACGTAGCTCAACCCGGCGGGCGGAATACCCGTGATCATCGACGGCTTGCCCGCGGGCGGCACGTAGCCGCTTCCCAGCGTCTCCCACGTCAGTCCGCTGCCGGACGAAGGTCCGTAACGCAGCGGCGGGTTGCCCGCGTCGTTGACGACGATCATCCAGTCGCCCTGCGCGTTGGCGAGCTGCGAGGCGGCGTAGTTGCCTGACGTCTGTCCGCTCTTGATCAGGATCGGCGTCACCGTCGTGACGTCATAGAGCTTATTGATGTTGCCCGCGTACATATTCTGAATGTTGCCGCTGGCATAGGTAAACGCCGAGATCACCGGCGTCATCTCCGGCAGCTGGCACCACAGCACATGACCTCCGCGCAGGCTGATGCCACGCATGGTCGGTCGCCAGTTGTCGCAGATCACTGCGCCACCCGGCTGCATGTAGGCCTCGTTTTCATTCTGGATGATGCCGCGCGTCGGCGCCGGTATCGTTATCGTCTCCAGCTTCTGCGCGATCTCCGGCGGCACTGCCGAGCGTCTGAAGGCCTGATGCTGGCTCATGTCGGCACCGTCCACGGGTAGGCCATGTTGGCCGCAGCCGAGATCGGCTTGCGCCCGAGGATGATCGGCGCCGGGCTGTCGTGGCCCATGGCGTAGGTGAGGGCATCGCCATAGGTGCCCATGTCCTCGGCATAGCTGGCGCCCTTCTGCGCCTTCCACTGCCAGATCATCCCGAGCTTCAATATTCTTTCGTCGAGCGTGAACACGTCGGCATCATCCATGAACAGATCGCCACGGCCACCGCTGGCAAGGTCGATGCAGTTCCTGTCGAGGTAGCCAAACGTGGCGGTCTGGCCGACCGGCATCACCGGGTAAATTACCATGTTGCCGCCCAACATCGTCCACTCGCCCCACGCCCAATTGCTGGCGTTGGCGGCGCGGCGACGCATCCACTCGTCGGTGTCGGGCACGAAGTGCATCGGCGACTGCGTCGATGTCGACGACCACACGTTCGACGTCAGCAGCATGCGCTTGTAGTTGGCGGGGAGTGGGAAGGCGGTCTGTACACCGTCACCGGTCATCGTCGCCAGCGTCCGCAACTTTGTCCAGTCGCGGGTGTCGTAGGCGATGCGCTGCGCCATCTCGTTGGCCAGCGCCAGCATCTCCTGCATGGTGCGGTTGCCGGTGAGGTTGGAGAAGACCGACTGCGGCACGGCTACGCCGACCACAGCGCAGACATCCTTCACCACCGACAACAGCGTCATGTTACGCAGCCTTGGCTGGGCGGCACTCGACCGCCATGCGGATCAGGTTCTTCTTGTTCAGATTGCCCATCGGAGCCTGCCCGGTGTGCGTGGCGATGTACTCACGCAGCTGCGGCAGGTCCATTTCCTCGAACTCCGCCTCGATGCGCTGCTGCATGGTCTTCTTGATCTGCAGGTCGTCCTCCAGCACGGCATTGCGGGCACGGAGCGAGGCCAGCTCGGCCTCCATCTGCAGGTTCGGCGCGGCGGCCTTGCCCGCGGCAATGTACTCCATCGCCGCGTTCTTCCACTCACGGCCACCGGCGCCGAGGTTCTTCAGCTCCTGCCCGTCAACCGCGGCCAGCGCCTCGACGGTGTAGATGTTCAGCGCCCGCAGCTCGGAGCGTTTGCCCTCGGACAGGAACGGCACGTAGTCGAGCGGCGTGCCGCTCTTGGTCTGCAGGTCGCGGCGCTTGAACTGCTGGTACTGGCGCGAGAACCGCTCGGCGTAGCTGACCTTCTTCAGTCCTCCGGTTTCCGGATCGGGCTCCCAGTGCGAGAACGCGGTGGCTGGAAACACCTTGACGTCGCGCGAGCCGGGGGTGCGGATCTCGACTATTTCCATGTCGTCGAAGATCGGCCTGCCCTCGGCGCGGCTGCGTGCCTCGTTGGGGAGCGGGTGCTGCTTGAACAACGCCACGTTGGCGTCGTCGGGGTCTCGAAAAGCCATCTATCTCTCCGTTGTTGCCTTCAAAAATCACCGGGCCGCCTTCGCGGAAGGAAGGCATCTTACCTACACGTCAGCGGCCCGGCTTTTCCCGTCGCGTTGTTCGGCGCTTCAGGAAGTCACAACCTCAAATTGATCAAGAGGCCGGTACGCTGTCGTACAATCTCCAATTGAACATCGGATTGACCATTGTGAGCTCGCCCATCCATCCAATGAACTGCGCTACAGCGTCTTTATCTATAGGCATTTGGCCATCACTGTCGAACAGCTTGTCGAAGTTTCTGTCGGGGTGATAACGCAGACGGAGGCTGCTGGTATCGATACCGAAGGTTGTATTGGCTGGCATGTTGCTGCCAATACCTCCATCCAGCACAATCTCCGCGCGTTTGCCGCCGCCGATATATTCGAGCGACGAGAAGCCGAGCGTGCCCATCGACGTATTGCTGGTCTGGCGCTGGATCGCGATGGTGGCTGCGTCATACGCCGCGTAGTGCTCCGGCGACATGATCAAGAGGTCGGCATGGTCGCGGCCACGCGAACGCGCCGTCATGATGGAGTTCAGTGCGGGGCGGATCGTGGTCGAGTTGATCTGCGTCTGAGCCGTCACCAGTACGCCGCCGTGGATGTCATAGGTCGAGGTGCGCCACAGCGTGGCGGTGGCACGATCGATGCCGCCGTAGACGCCGGTATTGGTGACGATCGGGACCGCGGTGGCAAGGCCCGTGAGCTGCTTGCCGCCGTTGGCGGTGCCGTCGCCGTACAGGGCGGCGTCCATCGCATCTTCAAGCGCACGCTCGGCAGCCGAGATGTAGCTGTCGTAGACGTCCATCAGCTGGTTTTCACCCTGATTGTTCAGGATCTCCTGCATCGACAGGATGATGGGCACGACAACCTGCTTGGGCGTATAAGCAGCGTCGTTGAACAGGTCGATCGCCGGGTTCAGCAGCTGATCGTAGCCGGAGTACCACTGCGCGGCCTGCTTGGCGATCTGCAGCGTCTGGCGGATGACCGGACCGGAATAGGTCTGCCACGCGCCCTTGCGCTTCAGCGCCGCGAGCAGCGCGTTGTTGTTACTGACGAGGTCTTGGTAGCCGCTTGAACGCTCCTCCAAGGCCATGGATAGGATCTGCTGGTAGGCAGCCGCGGTAGTCACATTGGGCATTGTTGCCACTCCACATGGGGTTCAGATTTAGCCACCGTTGACGCGACGTATCGCGTTCTGGATGGCCTCTCGACGTCCGACTGGAACTTTGGGTCTCCGCGATGCCCCGTTTGAGGAGGCCACATCCGGTGATCCAGAGATCGATCGGTCTACGGGTCGGGTCTGAGCCGATGTGTCGCGGGTCTGAGCCGCTGTGGTGTCGGGGCGAAGTAACTCGGCCCGGCGGTAGGCTGTCGGCAGATCAAAGCCTAAATTCAGCTCCTTTTCAATAAGGTCGCCCAATTCATCGAAGCGGGGGTGCTGTTCGGCGAACTGATCGACCGCCGATCGGGTGTAGACGAACTGCCGCTCCTGATGCAGCTGCTGCAGCTGCTGCTTGGTTTCCGCCACCTCGCGGTGCAGGCCGCCGAGCTGTTGCTGCAGGGCGGTCTGGGCGTTGCCCTGCTGCATGGTCCGCATCGCCTCCGGCGACTGGCTGAGGGCGTAGTAGGCGATGTCGCGGAAAGTGATGCGCTTGCCGGTCTGCGGGTCTTGCAGGCCCAGATTATTGACGATGGTGTCGAGCCCGGCGACCGGGTCGGTGCGCAGCTTGTTCTCGATACCGATGTAGTTCGACAGCGCCTGCTGCAGCGTGGTGCCCTGCTGCCGCGCCAGCTGGTCGTAGGCTGCCACCGGCTCGTAGGCCTCGGCGACGCCCCTGTAGTGCCGGTGGATGTTGTCCGCCTCCTGATGGAGCCGGTGGTAGTCGCCGCGGACGCTTTCGGGGGCGCTGTCCCAGTCCTGCTTGGCGCGCTCGGAGATCCGCGCCGGCGGGTCGCGATAGGGGGCGCCCTCGGGAAGGGTACGAACGCGCTGGGCGGGCTGCCCGTCCGATCCTACCCTTCGCTGCTCTGCAGCATTGTCACCGTTGTCCCTTGCGCGCGGAGCAAACCGGCCCCGCTCACCTCTGACAGGCTGATCGTCGGGGCGCCTCTTGAGGTCGAGGCCTTCCTTCTCCTGCGGCGTGTCCTCCGGCGGCTGGTTATGGCCTTTCTTGGCCTCTGCAGCGGGCGGCGCGGCCTTCTCGAACGATTTGGACGATTTGGACGGTGGATTATTGGCCCTGTCGAAGGCGCGCTGGATGGCCTCCCTGCGGCTCTCCGGGCGCCCCTTGCCGCCCTCACCGGGCGGGCCGTCTACGTGCGGAGCCTGCGGGCCAAGCGGATTGGGCGAGCTGGTCGGGTTCTGGTTGATCACGGCCTCGCCGGCGGGCGCAGGCGATGGCGCGGCGCTCGGCGGCGCCGCGGGTACTGACGTGTCTGACATGATGCGTTCCTTCGGTAACTTAAATCAGTCGCCGTGCGGTCAGGATGACCGCACTCCGGCCTTGTACTTCTGGATCGCTGTGTGGATTGACCGCCGTCTGCCTTCTTTTATGTTACGATCTGCCGATGCCCGCACCTTCGGCGGCAGCTTCTCATTGCCCACCTCGACCAGCCCGTGCGCCCTCCCCACGGCGCGGTACTGTCGCTTCGAGGTGTAGAACTTGCCGTCAACCTGCTCGACCGGGTCCATGGTGTCGCTGATGACCATCGGCATCGGCAGATCCGACCGGCAGTATGGGCACCTGTCCTTCTTGACCCGGAACCGGCCCGGCTCGAACTCCTCCAGCTCTATGGCCATGGCGGCACCGTCACGAAGGTGACCGGCAGGCCGTTGGCGGCGACTTTCGTCACCGCCACGCCGTACTTCTTGCCGCCGACCACCGGCGCCTCCGTCACCGGAAGCCCCAGCTTCGGCGCCAGCGCGGTGACATCGATCACCGGCAGCCCGCCGCTGGCGACAGTTACCACCGCGACAGCCATGACTTACCTCCGGCCCTTCTTGGCGGGCTTCTTCGGCTTGGCCTTGGCCTTGGTGGTCCGCGTGGTTCGCTTGGTCTCGCGGGCTGCGGGCGGATCTTCCGGGTCGAGGAACTCGAACTCCAGCGCGTCGCTTTCGTGTTCGCCGTTCCTGACCGTCACCGGGCAAACCGTGGCGACCGTGAACAGGCTCGGCTTGACGCCGGTGGTCACCTCGGTCTCGCTGACAAATGTGGTCGGCTCCTGCAGGCCGTTGAAGTAGATCACGCTCTGCTCGGTGAAGCCGGTGCCATGCACATGCATCACGATGTCGGCGGGATCGCCCGCGTCGGCCTCGTCGGGGTCGAGGCTCTCCAGATCCGGCGCCTCGTCCAAATCGCCCTCGCCGCCTTCACCGGCGCCCTCGCCGCCGACATTGCTGCCGGGAGGCTCGTTGATGCTGGCATTACCGTGGCCGGGCGGCAGCTCGCCCGGCGTCAGCGTGGTGTTCGGCTTGGGGTCACCCCGCAGGACCGCGGTGCCGAGCTGGTTGTGGTCGGACTGCTCCGCCGGTGTGCGCGGCTCGTTGATCGACTTGACCGGCGGCGGGTAGACCGGCTGGACGCCGCCCTGCTCCATGCCGAGGCTGTTGGGGTCGACGATGCCGCCCTCGCGCGGGGGCGCACTCGGGATCACCGGCGTGACGTTGTCGCGCGTCTTCTGGCCGGGATTGTCGCTTGGGCTCTCCGGACGACCCTGCAGGCCGGTGCGCGGGTCGATCGGCTCGTCGAGGAAGCTCTTGGGCCGGTTGATGTCCGCCTTGCGGACGTTGCCGACGCTAACGCTAGGATCGGGCACAGTCGTGCGGTCGCCCTGCATCGGCATCGGGCGGTCTTTCGGCTGCCCCTGCTCGCTCTTCGGGTGGTCTTCGTGCTTGGTCGTCATGGTCGTCTCCCTCATGTGCGCGGCAAAATCGCCGCGCACCCCTGTAACGTTTCAGATCGATTTTACGTCCAAGTGATGGTCTTGGTTGACGGCACGGCGACGCCGCCGAGCTTGACGTCTACCGGCTGTGTTCCAGCCAGCGCCTTCTTGGCGATGGTCGCGGTCAGCGAAGTGGCGCTGACGAAGGTCGTGGCCTGCTCGCGGTTATCGACCCAGATCCGGCAGCCCGGCACAAAGCCGGTCCCGGTGCAGGTCAGCACCGCGGTCCCCGCTCCCGAGGTTGTCGGAGCCTGCAGGGCCGCCGTCAGCGTCGGGTTGGTGACCGGCGACAGCGACGAGGCGTGCGAGGCGTTCGGCCCCGCGGCGATCGTGGCCGCGGTCTGCACCGGACCGTCCGAGTAGCTCTTGGAGGTGTCGAAGGTGCCGACGACGTAGGTGTGCGTGATGTTGCCGGGGTTTGTCACCGCGACCTCGGTGCCCGCGCCTTCGTGCGGGACGCTGGTCGAGGCGGGCACGACACCGTTCGCCGCGCCGGGGTAGCTGCCCTCGGTGCCGCCCGCGGTGGCGCCGGTGCCCGAGGCCAGCGCCGCGACGTTGGCTGCAAACACGCCAACGGGTCCGGCGGCACCGTCATCGTAGTAGGGCGGCGGCGCGGAGTTGAAGATCATGTTGTCCGCCATGTCGGCGTAGGTCGCCTTGGTGTAGTTCGGCGGGTTCGGCGGCGTTGCGCCGGTGCATTGCATGTTGGTCGGCGGCGTCGGGTTGGGCGGGGTAACGGTCAGTGCTGACTGCGCCATGCTAGTCTCCTCGTTGTTGACGGCGGAAATATTCGGCGGCGGCGTCCTGCCACTGCCGATCGACTTGCTGCCCAAACGGCTCACCCTTCAGGCCGGTCAGCCAGATCTTACCCGCCGCTGACGGGTTGCGCGCGGCAATTTTCGGCGCGAGATCGCGCCACAGCAGCTCCTGCGGCAGCGAACCCGGCAGCCCGCCGGTGTACTCGCCGTGCAGCTTGGAGGGGTAGGTGTAGTGCGGCGCGCGTCCGCCGCCCTTGTTGTAGTGTGACACATCGCCGGTCAGCTTGGCGATAGCGTTGCCGCCTGCGTAGTTCGGCGTGTCGAGCAGCTCCGGGTGCGTGATGGCGATGCGCGCCTGCTCGACATCGGGGAAGCCCGCCTCGCGCGCCGACTTGGTGTTCATGTTCTTGACGAACTCGTTGCGATATGACATCGGCTTGCCGCGCAGGTACTCCTGCAAATTATCCGACGTCACGCCGGGGAAGTCGCCGCCCATCTTGGCGTCGAACTTCTCGATCGCGGTCTTGGAGATCTTGTCCTTCTCCAGATGCATCATCTGCGAGAGCGTGTCGCTGACGTGGTGTGAGGCATCGATCGACTGCGTCGACATCGGCGTGTAGACGCCGTAGACGCCGGGCACATCACGGCCCTGAAACTCGCGCACGCGCCTGCCCATGGTCGAGATCGGCGATCGGTCGGACGCCCACGCGATGCCCTCGCCCTTCCACTCCGGCGTGAACTGGTAGCCGCCCTGCAGGCTGACAGGGTCGCGCAGCTCCTTCTCGCCGACATGCGTCAGGAACTCGCCCGAGCGCGAGCGGTCGCCGACCAGCGGCGTCAGCCATGAGCCAACCGGGATGTCGTGCGGCTGGATGGTGCGCTCGGCGATGTCCTTGGCCTTGCTGTACGCGTTGCGCGTGGCAAGGTTTTCGATGGTGTCACCGACCGCGATGCGATTGAACGGGTACTTGATCCAGCGCGCGGCCTCGGCCTCGTCGGGGTTCATGATCGCGCCGATCGCGCCTGCGGCCAGCTTGTAGCCAACGCGGCCCGGCCCGGTTGCCAGCATCAGGCCCGCGTCGAGCGGATCTTGCGGCACGACGCTCTGGATCGCCAGCTGGCCCATCGCGTCCGCAGCACGGTTGGCGGTCGGGTTGCCTTCCCATCGCGGCCCGCTCGGTATCATCGGCTCGCCGACGTCGGGCAGCTCCTTCGGCGGCTTGTAGGCGGGCCACATGCCAACACCCGGCTCATAGCCTCGCGGGTTGGCCAGCGCGCCCATCGCCCAGTCGGGCAGGCCCTCGCGCGGGTCGCGCGGCGGCTCCGGCATCACGCCGCCGGTCGGCAGTCCCGACATCGGGTCGTAATAGTCGTCCTGCCGTGCGAGCGATCCCATCATGGCTGCACCTCGTACTTGCTCTCGTCGCCGATCGCGCCGAGCAGCGGAGCCGCGGCGACCGGCGCGGCGTACATCTTCCTGATGTCGATATTGGCGGGGTCGAACACGACGTAGTTGCTGGTGGGTGGCGCGTATTCTGACGAAATCACGTTACCAGCGCGGTCTGTTTTCAGAACAGGCCGCGCATTGCGCGAACCCTCGTCGAGATACTTGATGCCGGGCACACCGTAGTTCCCAAGCAGCGTGGAGGCTTCAGCGGCTTCCTGATTACGGCTCATGCTTCGGGTGCCGCGCGGGTTGGCTATCGACTGGTAGAGATCTTGGCCAGTCGGTCCACCCATCCGGGGTGCGAGCTTCCCGCCGGGAAGCGCGTAGAAGTCCTCCGACACGCCAAGGCGGCGGGCAACGTCCATGACGTGAGGAGACTGCTCCGCCAGCCGCTTATCCCAGTCCAGAAACTGCACCGGGTCAGCCTTGATGTTGGCCTCGTAGGTGCGCGGGCCGACAGGCGCGCCGCTAGCGAGCAGATCATGTTGAGCCTGACGCTCAGAAAGCAGCTTCCCGTATCTCTCTGCGTACTGCTCTGGTGACAGTCCTTTAGCCGCGTCTTTCAGTTGGTCTAAATTCCACTGCGAATATTCCAATGCCTTCTGTCGGTCGAAGTCATGCGCGCGAAGCAGTGATGCTGCCGGTCCTTCCGGCGTCCCCTCAAATCGACGTTGAAACTGGTTCCAATACTGACCGCCCTGCCCGCTCACCGCAGGGTTCTCGGCGAAATACAAGCCGTGGCCGTAGACCTGCGCGCCCTCGCCGCTGCCGATCTTGCCGAGGTCGAACTTGTCGAACGTGTGCGGGCTGGAGTGGTACACGTCGATGCCGCCCGCGCCGAGCTTGTTAGGCCCGCCGACCGCGCCCATCAACGCCTTCGCGATTTTATCGCGAACACCCACTAGCCCAGCCCTCCGATGCCGTTTGGCTTCTTCTGCGCCGCCGCCATCTGCCGCTCGTTGGCGCGGCTCGCCATGTCCTGCTGCTTGTTCTGGTGCGCCTGCGCCATCATCGCCGCCTTCTGCTGCGCAATTCGCACGTCCTCGGCCTTCTTCACCATCTCCATCTGATGCACTTCGCGGTCGTGCATCTGCTCTTGGTTGGCCTGCACCATTTCGGACTGCCGGTCGCCCTGCTTGGCCTGCATCTCGATCTGCTTGATCTGCATCTCGTTCGCCAGCTCCCACTGCTTGTGCTTGTCTATCTGCAGCAGCTCCGAGGCCTTCAGCTTGGCGTCGACGGCGTTCTTGTCGGCGATGGTCTTCTGCTTCATCTGCTCGATCTGGATCGCGACCTTGTTCGCCGCCGTGGTCGGGTCGTCGCCCTGCGGCTGGTCGCCCTTCAGCTTCATCTGCTCGATCAACTCGTCGATCGCACCGTCGAGCGAGCGGCCCGAGCGGAACGGCGCAGTGGCGAACTTCAGGATTTCGCCGCAGAACGGCGCAGTTTTCGGCTCGTTCTGGATCATGGTCGACAGCTGCGGCAGTAATTGCCCGAGCACGCCGATAAACTCCGTGCGGCGCTGCTTCTCGGAATTTTCATCCGCCATGATGGTGCTGTCGGTCTCGATGTCGAGCACGAAACTCTTGGCGCGGTTGTCGCCGAGGAACTTCAGCACCTGATCGATCGTCGGCTCCTCGCCCAGCTTCTGCAGCTTGGCCTGACCCTGTTGCAGTCCCTGCTGGATCTGCTCGGCCTGCGCAGGGTCTTGCTGCTGGGCCTGCTGCAACAGCTGCTG